GGAGTTGATTAAACTTGGAACTAAAGCAACTTGTAAACGAATACTAACAGGGTCACCTATTACAAAATCACCGCTTGATTTTTATTCTCAAGCCTTATTCTTAGGCAAAGAATGTTTAGGGTTTTCAAATTTTTATGCTTTTAGAAATAGGTATGCTATTCTTGAAGATGTTACAACATTTGGTGGCGCTTCATTCAAGAAAGTTGTAGGGTTCCAAAATATAAGTGAACTCTCTGACAAAATTGAAACATTCTGTCATAGAATTATGAAAGAAGAATGTCTCGACCTTCCTGATAAAACTTATCTTACAAGAACATTTGAACTATCTTCAGAGCAACAAAAGTATTATAATGAGATGTCTAAAACTATGATGTTAGATTTAGAAGATGATATGGTCTCAGTCACAATAGCCCTTACAAAACTCTTGAGACTACGTCAAATCTGCTGTGGATATTGCCCAACTGACCAGGGAGAGATGTTGAATATTGAAAACAAAAGAATGGATACATTGATGGACTGTATTGAAGAAATTGATGGTAAGATAATTATATGGGCATACTTCATACCTGACATTGAAAAGATTGAAGCGGCACTTAAAAAAGAATATGGAGATAAATCAGTTGTTACATATTATGGTGCGACAACTTTAGAAGATAGGACAGCAAACATTGAACGATTTGAAACTGACCCACAATGTAGGTTCTTTGTAGCAAACCCTAAGGTAGGTGGTATGGGTATTACATTGAATGCGGCAAAATATGCTATATTCTATAATGCTGATTATAACCTTGAAGACCGTATGCAAGCTGAAGCAAGAAACTATCGTATAGGACAAAAAGAACACATTTTCTATATTGATATAGTTGCAAAGAATACTGTAGAGGAAGGGATAATTGAGTCCCTTGTAAATAAATATGAGATAGCAACTGAAGTATTACGCGATAAGTTGCTGGCTTGGCTTAAAATAAATAAAGAGTAAATCTTTTTCATACTTCCAGCTATTCTTAATGCCAAAGCCCGGAGTCGACACCGGGCATTTCTTTATGTGATATTATTGTCAAAAGTCTTTTTAAACTTTTGAAACTGTTTACGAACTTCCTTAGGAAGATAATCTAAATAAAGCAGTATAAGGTCAAACGCCTTATTAGCTGCCTTAATAGCTTTCTCTTGGCGGTCATCCTCCTTTACCGCTCTGAGCTCTAAGCGGTGCTCTATAGCTGTTTTCATAGTTTTTGCACTCTCTGAGACAGCTGAGCAAAAAGCTGTAATACTTTCAAATATCACTTGATTATTCTCCATCAATCTTTGCTGCTTGCTCTAACAAAGCTTTTTCAGCTAATTGTAAGAATGGGATAATCGCGTCATCAACTTTGTTGTCTGTTGCGGCAACATAAGCATAAATCATAGCAAAGGTAGATTTAATACCTTGATTAGCAATAAGCTCTAATTGCTTTTTGCCTTCTGCTATCATAGCTTCTTTAATTGAGTCATCCATAAGTTTCTCCTTATACTTTATAATAAACCAACTTATTGCCAACACGTTTTCTAGTAAGCACTTGCTTCCGGTTAGCATTTGCTCGGTACCCAACATGACAGCAATTTGTATCATACTCATAGATAAGTTGGTCGAACTCTATGAGTCCTGCATTTGCTAAAGCTTTAATAACACAGAACAATTTCAGGTTTGACCAAGGAGAGCGTGTAATGTCAGCGCATTCTCCATCAGGATGTCCTGTCGTAGCCATTGTTATACCTAAACGAGACTTACAAGCAGCAATAAGAGCTTTGCTTCGCCACCCACCGGTGAGGTCCATGCCACGATTTTCTGCTATTAAGCGCTTTTTCAATGCATAATTTTTAGTAGGGTTTAAGTCCCCATCAGTTACTTCTATATCATATAAATTACATAATGTTCTTATGGGCTGTAATAGGCAACATATAGTCGTCATAATCGTAGTTAAAATTTTAGGGTCTGATGTTACGTTATTAACATCTAGCCGATTTGCGTAATCAGACCTGAAGAATTCTGCAAAAGTAAAGTTGAGTTTATCTGGAATAACTATATTGTGCTTCATATTTATTTCCTTAATAATACGCCACGAATTTCTAAGACTCCTTGGTAAATCAAGTCTGTCTTAGTATTGTTTTCAATTATTTGTTTCTCCAGCTTATCAATTCTCTTTTCATTATTTTCTACACGCGCAGGCAAGCCGTCTGTTTTATAAAACCAAAAGAACATAGATGAAGCTACTGTTACAAGTGTTACTACTGAAACTGCAATAGACACTATATCAGTTATTCTTAGTTTTCTGTGTTCCATTTACTTGCACTCCTTGTAATTTTCTTTATACCGTCTTGTATATAAATCAACTTAGATTTAAGCCATCTTAGTGTTGATTTCTCCGCTACATATTGCAACTTTTGTTCATATTTGTATGCGTCGTATATTTCTATTTTGAAGTTTTTATATTCTCCCCAAAGGTATTCTCCATACGGAGTTTTCTTATACCCTTTGAGAATGCCGAAGGTTGGTTGAAAATTATTTAATTGTATTGACTGTATCATTCTCCAACTCTCGCTATGTAATAAAACATTGATGGCTATTAAGCCACCAATGTTAAATCAATTCAGGTTATTCCTCAGGTTGTAATTCTTGTTCAAGCTCGTTAATTCTTGCTCTGAAACCTTGAGCTTCTTCTTCAACTGCTTTGTATTTATCAAACATCGGCAATGAAGCTCCCTGGCCTTCTAAATATTCACATACTTCATAAAGTACCTTACGAGCATAATAATCTTTTTGTTCTAATAAATTTTTCAAAGCACCAATTTCACTCTTGATTGCATCTTCGTCTATTGCCATAGTAGTCTCCTTATAATTTCTGGTAACCTATTCTTTACTATTTTATTATACCATGCACCAGTTAACTAGGTACTAAATTCGTCTGTAATTTATTAAATAATTGTATCATATTATAGATACTCTTCCGTGCAGTTTTATGCTTTACTGAACCATGCCACGAAGCAAAACTTTGAACTAAAGCTTCTAACTTTAATTTACCCTCAGCTACAAGTTTAAACTGTTTCTTAAGTTTTCTCCGCTCTCTTGTGATATTTTTAGCACAAGGTTTCTTTACAATTTTACCTGTTTCTGTTACAGAAAATCTTGTCTTAAGGAAGACAAAACCTTGAGATAATTTTGCTATTTGAGTTTTCTTAGGATGAGTTCTTATATTATACTCAGCTAATTTATTTTGTATCTTAGGTAAAATTTCTAATAAATACTCTTTTGAATTATGTACTATATAACAATCATCCATATACCTTCCATACCACTTACAGTGTAATTGTTCCTTAATATAATGGTCTACTTTATTTATATACATTATTGCGTTTATTTGAGAAGTTTCTGCCCCAAGCCCAAGACCAGGAGTTCCGTAAGCTGAGACAAAACTTTCTGCTAATTTATTTGTACGAAGGTCATTGAACTGCTCTTCATATAGTGCAACTAATTTATCATGATTTATGCTCGCAAAATAACTTTTAAAATCAAGCATTAGAACATAACCATGTTGACCATATTTATGATAGTACTGAATTAAATGTCTTTGCAATTGTCTTAAAGCATAATGAGTACCTTTACCCTTCTGACTCGCAAAATTATCCTGAATAAGTTTTGGGGAAAATGTGGGATATAGTATTTTATTACATAAAATCTTTTGAACAACACGCTCTTCAAAATGTACACTACTAATATGGCGCGGTTTACCTCGGTCAATAATATCAAACTCAATAAACCCACGCCTAACATCTTTTCCTTGAATGAGCTCTTTTCTACTTTTGCTTATGCACATTAGTACATTTAGCATATACTTTTGAACACTCGCCTTCCAAGACACTCCTTTAGCTGACATCTTTGCAGCTTCATATAAATTATCATACTCTAATAAAACATCATAAGGTATTTCAGGCTTTTGTCTCTTCTTCATTCGTCGCAGATACCTATTCTGACGGCGCCCCATAATTAAATCTCCTATATACCTTGTATAGTACGGTCATTGTGTATTTACCTATTACTACTGAGCTACGGGCATAAAACAAGCTATAATACACAAGTTGCCTGCTATGCACAATTTACTGGCGACACACCCGAATTGCATCAAGGTACTTATTTGAGCAAAGCTCAGGTTATTTACTCCTTCCAATTATTTGCACTGATTTCGAATTTCTCTACTTTATCGGGCGGTTAGCTTGGAATCAGACGGGGGCCGTATTGTTGGTGTTAGTACAGTTGTTAGCGTTAGCATTGCCGTTGTTGTTGACATTGCAAGCGTTAGTGGAGGAACCAGACGGTACCGAAGAAAGCCACCAGTTGACTCGTAAATTTAGCAAATAACCTTAGTAGATTTTACTAGACTTTTTCCAAGCCTTAAGTAAAATTACTTCTTGTGACAAACTATCCAATACTTCAGTTAATTTACTTGGCTTAGTTTGTAATACCTCAATCATCCTAATTAGCTTATTCTGTATTTGATAACAACAAATAATTGCTAAATGCTGATGATTTTTACGGTCTGTCAATTCTACTTCATTTGTTGGGAAAATAGTATTTGCATAAACAATATGGTCCATCATTTCATCTACTTTTGCAATTAAAGGTTGTGATATTATAAACCTATATTTCTTTGGCACATTCTTATCAGACATTACAAACTTAGTCAATTCAATTTGTAATTTTTGTCCAATTACGTGGAACATTAACTTAGTTTCTTTTCTATCTTTAGCATATACACCAGACATAATACTATTTCCTTATATCACAAGCTGCCGCACAAGGCGGCAGCATTTATGATTTTGAGATTAAACAATTCTGAAGCAGACGGGGGCCGTAATGTCGGTGAGAGTACAGTTGCTAGCGCTAGCAAAGCCGGTGTAGGGGACAGCGCAAGCGTAAGTGGAGGAACCAGACGGTACCGAAGAAAGCCACCAGTGGACTCGTGATTTATTACGCGGTGCTCTACCATCTTTAAATAACGCATACGGAATTGAACCCATACATTCCCAATTCTTACCTTCAGATGAATGATTTACATCAGTATGCATTGGGCAACCATAGACTTCCATTTCAGTTGGTAACCAGAGTTTGCCGTAGTTGACCCAAGCTCCACCTGTTGAGTCATCTAAAAGTCCTGAACCACTATATCTTTTTGAAGCCCACATACGTTTTTCAACAATATATGTTTGTAATGCTGCAGGAAGTAATTGCAATACACCTGTACTATTTTGAACTGCAAAACCATGAGCTACACTGTTATATGCTGAAGTACTGTAGTTATTTACCCCATTTAAGCAAGCATAAATTTTTGAAGCTAACCATGGGTTTTCTTGAACTGAAGTACCATTGTTATTATTTGCAGGGTTCCAAGGTATATTAGTACCTATACCTTCTTTTGTAATAAAGTCAATGTGTTTAGGAACTTCTTGGTCTCCATAATGTTCATAAGTATTGATACCTGCAATTTGAGCATTCAAAGTTTTTGCTGTTATGCTATAAGTTGTAGTACCATCAGTAATTGTACCTGCAGACAATGCTATAGGAATATAGTCACCTACGTGAATACCTTCAAAATTATTTGCACCTATTCTTGCATGAAGCCATGCCCAAATAGATGAATAAGTTGAGCCTGCATTTTCTTTGTTGTATAAAGCAGTTAAATCTTTACCTGTATACATACCATCAAGACCTGCAATATAAGCTTCTTGATTACTATCTAAAAAGTGCGGTCTATTCTTACCATAAGTAGAGCCATCACCCATAATAGTTCTGTCATCATCACTAATGTAAACAACTTCTCCGGCTTTCAAAATGTCATTAGTAGAAGCTAATAATGACTTTGTGCCTCGTTTGTTTTGTACGCCTTCGCTAACAATTTGTGTCATAATTTGTTTCTCCTTATTTTCTTACACAGCGGTAAAATTACCACAATCTATACCTTGCTCTAATTTAGTAAGGCGCTTTTCATAATCTTGAACAAGGCTTATTAAATTAGATAATTTATCTTGCATATTTAAAATTTGAGTTACTGCTTTTAAGTCCTCTCTTGATACATAGTATCCATTGAAATCTCCACAATCTAAATTGCTTAATTGTCTATCTCCAAACTCTCCACCATCAAGAATAGTGTTTCTTGTTTCACCAAATTTGCCACAATCTGTATAAGCAAAAACTGAAACAATGTTTTGAAGTTCATCAATATCTGTACGAGTTCCTGCAATCAATCTATATGAAGAATTTATATATGAGTCAGTTCTATTAAGTTCACTTGTAACTTTATTTTTGAGATTTGTTACTTCAGTTTCAAGATGACCAAAAGAGTTTAGATTTGAAACATCGTCTCTACTTATATAGCTTACTGTATCAAAGTTACCGCAATCTAAATAATCTGGACTGTCACCAAAATCTCCTGCGTCGTGGATAGTATTTTGTATTTCACCAAATTTACCACAATCAATATAAACTAAAACATCTGTAAGGGCTTGCAAATCATCAATTTCACCCTCGGCTGTAGTTACTCTATTTGCAACAGCTGTTACATTATCATTTGTGATATCAAGATTATTATTTGTAGTTTGTAAATCATCAGCAATATGCTCTATAGCTATATTAGTCATGTGATTTAGAACTTCATTTGCTATAACTCTTTGTGACAATTCTCCTACTATATTAGTGTTAATAGCTAATTGTCTATTTGTATCAGTTAAAGTGAATAATTGATATAAATCATCACGAGATATAAATATCTCTCTAAAATCACCACAATCAATATACTTATCTAAGGTTGCACCAAACTCTCCAGAGTCATAAATAACTTGTGGAGTTTCACCAAAATAACCACAATCTACATAAGTAAGAATTTTAGTTCTTTGGTCTAAATTATCAATATCAGTTTGAGTTTTACCTCTAAATGCAATAAAATCATTTGCTAAATTATCTACATCTAAATTAGCTTCTTCAATTTGTTTCTTTATACTTGGAATTTGGAATACATTGCGGAAGTCATCTTGAGACATAAAGAACTCATTAAAATCACCACAATCAATATAGCTATCAGGTTCATCGCCAAAATCACCTGCGTCGTGAATTACTAATTGAGTATCTCCAAAAAAGCCACAATCTACATAGACAAATGCTGCCATCATAGCAATATCAGGTGCCTGTGTAGCAACTGCTGTAATCTCACTTGCAATAGCTGCTGTAGTATTTACATCAGTTATATTTGTTGCAACAGTATTCACATCTGCCACGTTTGTTGCAACAGTATTCACATCTGCCACGTTTGTTGCAACTGTATCAATGTTGCTTATATGAGTTGCTGTTGTATCTATATTAGCAATATGTCCTGCTGTTGTATCTATATTAGCAATATGCCCTGCTGTTGTATCAACATTACTTATATGAGTTGCTACAGTATCTATATTTGTCACATGTGGAGCAATAGCATCAACATTATCAATATGGTCTGCAACAGTGTCTATATTTACAACATCATCTGCAACTTTATTTACATTAGCTATATCATCAGCTACAGTATTTACATTTGTTATAGCTACAGCAACTTTATTTACATCAATAATACTTGCTGCAACTGTATTCACTTTTGAAATATCTGGAGCAACAATATTTACATTATCAATATTCTCAGCTACAATATCTATATTATCAATACTTGCAAAAATACGTCTAACAATAGCTTCAAGGTCATCAATCTTATATGAACTATAAGTTACACCTTCTCCTGTAGAATTGATTATAATAGCTTTGCCAATGTTATCCAGAGGAGCTTCTAAAGTACCATTAAACTCAGTATCAACTGAAACTTGTAAAGAACGATTTACACGTTCATATAACATTTGACAAATATAAGTCAATTTATCTAAGGTAAACTCTTGAGTAGAAGCTGGAAAATTTCCACCCTCTTCAGGACTTACACCTTGTGTAATTGGTACATCCAAATATGCTGCTAAAACCTGTCCATCTTCTACAGCTCTATTCAATGTTATAGTACGTACTGTAGTATCTGCGCCTGCAACAGTATAATCTGTACCGTATTCCCAAACTTCATCAATACCTCTTATCTTTAAAGATACATGAGAATTATCAATAAAAGTAAAATCAGTAACTGGTAAAACTGTACCAATAGTATATGGTCCATTATAGTATTGATATGAATTCTGTACCTGAACAGTCATTTAGCTCTCCTTAAGCATAATCACTTACTATCATCTTTGCAATACCACAAGCGCTTTTTACATAAAAATTCGCGCAATAAACAAATCTTGCAACTTGATGTGGTTTTAAAGTTTTTGCAAAAGTTGCATCAGTAGGGTCACTGCTATTTTCTTCACAATACAAAATTTCACCTGTTCCTGCATTATAAAGTTCAATTTTATTTCCTACAGTTATTGCATCACAACCATCAATATCTGTTAATTTTGTCCAAGTAGTTGTATCAAGCTTAACATCTGCAAATTTAGTCATCTGTACTTCTCCTTATATTTATTATACAATATTCCAGTAATCTTCGTGCATTATTTCACAAAGGCTCCTTCATTAAACCAATATTCTTGGCCTGTTTTATTATACAAATTTCGCTCAAGTCGTTGTAAATATCCCGGGTTTGCCCACTCATATACGTTATTCATAATTAAATAATCTAATGGAATTTTTGCATAGAATATATTCTGCCCAGGTAACCAATTTCTAAATCTCTTTATTGCTGTAGCTGCCGCATCATCACCATTCATTGCAGCTAAATAAGTAGCATACACATCATTTATTTTACCAAATGTTGGGCCTTCTAATGCTGATAAAAGGTCTACATTACCTTGAGCTTCACCAAATAATACATCTCCAAGAATACCTAATGCTCCACCTTGAACCATTGACCTCATTAGAGTTTTTCTATTTAGTTCTGGAGCTGTTCTACCCTTAACAGCTTCTTTACAACAAATAGATAAATAACCTAATGCTGTAGTTGTCATCATTAAATGAGTTAAACCAAATGCCATTTCTTTTTTAGAAGATACATTAAATACCCATGGTGCGACAGTTCTTGTTAATACAGATATTGCAAAAGATTTAAACTGTCCAAAACTTCTAAATATCTCACCTGGCCAAGTTCCTGCTTGAGTACCTTGAGTTGCCCAAACTTTAGCAATCATATCAGGTTCAATAACTGCAGCATTTACTCTATCCCACATAAAAGCATGAAGGCGAGTTTGTAAATCACGCTTACAATCAGTTATACGTGTTTCATATCCTGTAGCTGATTTATCTATATTTAAGTATTTAGCAATTACATCATCTGGAATATCCATTATATGTTTAAGGTCAATATAAGTTCTCCCACCTTCTTTTACAAGTTGCATAGACTTTAATACATCAAGTTCTTTTTTACCTAAGCTATATGCTTCTAAAGTTTTTATCATTCTTTGATTAAAACCTTTAAAATCAGGATGTCCAGAGAAGAACATTCCAAGCTCGTGGTTCAATGAAAGCGCCATTGATTTCTTTAATGAAGTTGTCCACCAGTCTAAGCCGATTGCTCTAAAATACTTATTTTGCATTTTAGATAGCCAACCTCTACCTACGCTACCTTGGCTTAAAGCCTCATGTAAATTTGCAGATAAATTTTCTGCTAATAACCCTAAATCATTAAATAAAGCTCTTTCACCTGGCGTAATGCCTCTACGAGTTACATCTGTAATCATCCTAAACATATTACCTAAAGCTCTACTTTGCGAAAGTCCTAAATACATTGCTTGGCTTAATTGTGCCCCAATATCTGAAAATGAAGATATTGTCGCCATTCCTAAACTTGACATTGAGTTCAAAGTTCTTAAGTGTTGCATAACTTTTGCAGCAGTCTCTGATACTGGAGTATTTGTTTTACCTGTCAATGTATCAAAATATTGACTAAGATTTCCACTCCAATGGCGATGACTATCACCTAATCTAAAATCAGCCATTGCTTTTGGGTTCCCTGAATTTCTTGCTTTAATTTTTAAATACTCATGAATATCATTTATAGTTTTCTCTGGGTTAGTTCCTAGCTTTTCAATCAAAGCAGAATTTCTTATAAGTCTACGAATACCTTCAAAATATCCTGTAGCTAAATTATCAAATGTACCATACTTTTGATTATACTCAAATGAGAATTGCCCATTAGCAAAAACTAATACACGAGAATTACTTACTCGGTCAGCTCTATTACCACCTGTTGCAATACCTACACCACTCTCATAATCTAAATGTGTTCCTGATACTAAATTTGTATAAATCTCTCTAAGCAATCTTTTTTGAGCAGCTTCGCCTTTAAGGCCACCAAAAGTTCTTGCTTTATTCAATCTTGGATAAATAAAATCACACCACTGTTGAAACCCTTCTTCAAATTTATTTTGCCCATTTCTAACTTTTGGTAAAAGCTTCCCTGGGTCGTGGGTTTGTGCAATAGTATAACCAGGGAGTTTATCAATATGTGCACCATTTCTATTTGCTTCAACTCTTGCGGCTTCTTGATGTCTTTCAAAAATTTCTGCAGTCTGTCTTGCAAGGTCATCACCTGTTATACCAGGTTTTCCACCCTCTTTAATCTCAGAAAGCTCTAACCATATATTTAATGAATTTTTCTTATCAAAAGCATATTTTTCAAGATTAGCTCTTTCTAAGTCATCCATAATTGAACTAATAGCTCTTGACTCTTTTACATCCATGTGAAGTGCTACAGACATTTGTGACCCTTTGTGATATTTAGCTGCGGAGCCTCCCATTAAATGTTTCATTGCATCAAGATACTCTTCAGGTTTATAATTTGCAACACCTTTTTCATCTACAGCGAGAAAGTCTCTGATAATTTGCATAGTTTTCATAGTATTAAAAGCAGAATTACGCTTTGCTAATAAAGCTTCAGTAACTCGCTCATTGCCCATTTCTTTTGCAACTTCAGCTTCAACATCAGCTTGTTTCAAAGTTTCATTAGCCATCATTTCTTTTACACGAGCTTCGTGCTCTTGCATAAAATCTGCAATTTGCTCATCTGATAAATATTTACTTGCCACATCTTTAAATGCTAAATAGCACATATTTTTATTCATTATAAAATTTCTCCTCGCCTACAAGCTGCGTAAGCTTCAGCGTCTTTTTGTAATTGTCTCATATTGTTAATATCTTCATCTGCTTTAGCCATTTCAGATGTTCTACCTTCTTTATCTAAACCAAAGAACTCATGGTCTGCTTTATCAAAGTCTCTTGATATAGATTGAAGTGTTTCAGCATACATAGTTGCCTCTTCTTCAAGCTTAGCCATACGTGCGTCATCTGCAAAATGTTCTTCAGCAAAGGTCATATCATCCAGAATAGAGTCTGAAGTATCCCATGAATGATTTTCCCCTTCTTTAGTTTGCTTTTCAACATAGTGCCTTACATCATCAAAAGTTCTCGTATCAGCTTCAAGTTTATTACGCATTCTGTTTAAAAGCTCTATATTATCTGCTTCAGCTTTCCAAGTTGATATATCTCTACCGCGTACTAATTCGTCTAAATCGCGCTGAGACGTACTTATAGAACTTTCTAACTCATTTTTACGACTTATCAAAATATCGTCGTCGGTAGTAACTTCGCGCGTAACTAGCTGATTTTTAAGTTCATCTAACTCCCGTTGCTGCATTTGTAAGACATCTGTCAATTCTTTATGCCTATCTAATACTTCGTAACGGTCCATCATGCGTTCATTTAAACTACCGCGATAATCTTCAAATGTAACACCTTTACGTTTATTAGTTTCAAAAGCTTCTTTCAACATTGTCATTGTATCTATTGCTTCAGCTCCAGCTTCTATTGCTTCATCTAAAGCATCTTCAGATAACTCACCAAACATCATTTGCATTTTACGTGATTTTTCTACTTGCTTCAATACTCCTGAAAAATCTGTAAAATTATTTGTACGTGCCGCCATATAATCTTCGAAAGACATACCTTTATGTAAAGCTTTACTTTGAACATTGTTAAGCCATTTTGCTAATGCTTTACCATTACCAATAAAGCCTGCACCCTCAACAGCTCTATAAAAACTTTCTATAGCGTCATCTACTCTATATCCTTTATATATTGAGTCATTATCTAATAGTGCACCAATTTGATGCCTTAAATTTCTTATAGCTTCATCTGTATTTTTACCATATCCTGATAATCTTGAAAGCGGGCCAGTTTCTTTTAATTTAACTGATACACCACCTGCTACATTTTGAATATCAACATGACTTTCATTCAAACCAACTAAATCATCAAAAGCCATTGAAGTTACTGTAGCTTTACGTCTGCTATAGTCCATTAAATTATCTAATGTTCTGTTATTACCGAGCTCAATAGCGCTTGCAACATTACTATTAAAAAGCTCACCAGAAGATAAGCCTCTAACACCATCAATTAAGGCGCCCATACCCGCATTAAATACACCGCCTGCAGCTAAGTTAAAAACTGAGTCAGCCATTGTATAATCTCTCTGGTCAATGCTTGCTGCATATAATGGCAAAGGTTCAACTAAAGCATTCATTAAAACACCATCAGCACCACGTACTAAAGTTCTTCCCATAAGCCCCATAGACTCTAACCCTTTTAAAGCCGGTATAAGCTTAGATACAGGTATAAACATTGTTGCTATATTTATTGGGTCAGCTAACGAACCAACAAGACTACCTGTTAATGAAGCTGCTCCGCTCATAAAAGTACCTTCACTTCGTGATAATCTTTCACGAGCAGCCATTTCTTTAATTTTTTGAGCAGCAATAACTTCAGCTTCTTGTTTTTTAATAGGTTTATCAAATCTAACACCATATTGAGAATACTTAGCATTTGCTTCTTCTGGAGTTAATATCTCATTATTATCAGACTCTTTTCGTGCTCTATTTATTGCGTCCATACGGTCTATAGAACCAAATGTGGTATCCTCAAACATATGTTTCATGGACTCTTTAAAAATAACACCATTAGAATATGGTTGATGAGTCGCTTGATATTGCTCTATAAATAAATTAGTATTTTCGCCTTCAGAAAATGGTGATTTTACAGCTCCCTGTTCAGTATTGACCAGGGAGTTAATTTGTTCAGCATGTTCTTCTTGTAAAATTGTATTAAAATCGTCAGGCATTATTTCTTTAAGCTCCTTAATTTCTTTCTTGATATTTCCTTGCCTTCAGCATTATAATAAACATCATAAGACTCTTCAACTGTACCGCCTTTGCCAAATTTAGATACAATTTTATGGAATTGTGTATAATCAGATGTACCTAACCATGGATATTTATTAGTAAGCAAATGTTCCATAGCTACAGTCTTTGCAGCCTTTTTTGAGTTTACATATCCTTGTTGAATTGAAGTATGTCTGCCTGCCCCTGGAATTTTATAACCACCATAAGCATCACCTGCTGGAGCTTTCCATTTAAGTATCATTTTATCTGCCTGTTTACTAATTTCAACTAAATCGCTTAATTGAATTTTAGCTTTTGTACCTTCAGTAGTTCTCATTATATTACCTGCATAAGGTGTTTGTTTTGTATTACCATAAGCAAATGATACAGATAACCCATCAAAACTACCGTGAAGCTTTGCAGTCCTTATATTTGCAATATGGTCATTTTTGTTTTTCATATCCATAGCTTTTTGTAAAGCAGGATTGATTTTCTCAGACTCACTTAATAATGCTTGAGTATCAAATGCTCCAATTTTATTTGGGTTTATACCTAAAGCATTTACCATTTCAAGTGCTTCTTTTATTCTAAGATTATCATCATTATTAAACTGTTTATTTGTTGTATTTACAGTTACGGTGCCCCAATATGGACCTCTAACAGTTACTACATTATAATCACTTAAAAAATCATTTGCTAAATCATCTATAATTACTTTTGGGTCCCCATCTTCACCTTTCTTATATGCTCTATAAGCATACATAGTAGTAATAGCATGAAGAAACCGCGTTTTAACTGCTGGGTCAGTTACCTCAACATCTTGTAAATAATGGTTAATTTTACTATTCTTCAAAGCCTCACCTTGAATATAAGCTTCCCAGTTACTGCCTTTACCAAATACTTTACTTTTACCTTTATTTTTCTCTTGTTTGATAAATTCTTTTACATTATCCCAATCTTTAATAGCACCTTGAATGTCTGTTCTACATTTAGGCGTTACCATACCTACATATTGAAATAACCCTGCTTTATCTGGGTCAGTCATGTGTGAAGCAATTGCTTTAATATCAGAAATAGAATATTTTTCAGCCATTGCTGCAAATTGTTCACCTGTAACTTGTTCTAATTTACTTGCTTCAACTTTAGCTTGACTATCTGTCATAGTACGAATTTCATTTGGAGCTACCCCATAAACAGTTGCCTGAATAGCTGCAATTCTTGCTGGGTCAGTAGTATTATAATTTTGCTCAACAAAACCTGCAGTATCTGCTTCAAACTGTTTTTGAGCTTTAGGTAATTCAGTTTCCAAATAATCTAATGCCTTTAATTTTATTATACGTTCTCTATCAGATAACTTCTTATCATTTACAATAGCGTTTCTATACTCTACCAAACTTTTACCATACATAGCTGGGTCAGTTGCTTGACCAGAGGCTGTACCTTTACCTGTGATGATGACCTGTTTTATATTATAAGCATAACGATTTGCTTCAATTTTATCTTCTTTATCTAAAGCTAAGCCATAAGCTTCAATATCTGATTTACCTTGTGCTTTATAATAATCGTACCATTTTCCACCAAGTTGTGTAGTGAAGTTATATTTATTTCCTGTACCTGATGATGTTTTTGTATAATCAGCTTTTGGGTCAATTCCAAAATGAATATGTTGCCTACCTTCTTTCATAGCTGCAGCACCATACTTTTCCGATTGTTCCCAATTTACATAATCTAATGGTACACCAAGCTTAGTTAACTCAGCTTTAACATACATAATCTTAGATGGGTCAACTTCAAATAAAGTTCCACCCTTTCTCATATTATTTCCATATAATTTAACTGCTTCTGCATAAGCTTTAATTAAACCATCAAGTGACCAAACATCTTTACCATTTACAGACTTAAATATCTGAATATCTACAGCTGAGCCATCTTTGTGTTTTGAGTCAGTATCATCTGGACGAACACTTGAAGTTAAATAAGTTCTATAGCCCGGTACGCTTCCTGCAATACCTTTTGCAAACGTTTCAGCTTCTTTAGTCACATAACGACCTTTAGATTTATCTATTGGTCCATATTTTATTTCACCAAATCTGATAGGAGCGTCTACTGAACCTGACTCACGAGTACTTGGCCCAGCCCATTGTGTAACATAGCTACCATCAGCTTTACCTTGAAGTTCCATAGCCTCTTGTGCATTATCTAATTCATATTTAGTTAAAGCATTTGCAGCATAGGCAGCTTTCATTGCTTCTTTCTGTTTTTTATCAATAGATTCATCTGCAAGTTTCCATAATTGCATACGAGTAGGATAATCTAAATGTTCTGAGATATTTATCCAATTTGCACCATATTCTGAGTTGCTATACTCTTTTTGAAGTTCTTCACTTGCCCAGAAGTCTTCCATCGTAAATGGCTGACCTTCTTCAGTTTTAGCATCTTTGAACTTATCAAAATTATTACCTAACAACATATCCTTTAAAGCGTACGGGTCTTTATCCATTATACCATAAGCATAAGACACCACAAACTCTTTAATAGTAGTTTGCTTCATAGCATTTATTTGCTGTTGTGTCATGTGATATGGTGCCGAAACCCTATCAATATATTGCATAGCATTTGCAATTGCTTCTTGCGGAGTTATTAAAGAATTACCATCCAATAATTGAGCTTTTTGAGCATCAAGACCTTGTTGTACTTTTTGAGTAGCGGTAGTTGCTTGCAATTCATAACTATATTGTAATGATTGTCTTACATAAGGCTCCTCAATGCCTCTGGTCATCTTTTCCATAAAAGCTGCCTGTGCTGCTTTTGTTTTAAAGTTTTTTGATTGGTCTTTAATTAAAGTTTGAATACCTTGTTGCTGTCTTTCCATGTCTCCAACAAAGTCATCAGGGTTTGCGGTTGCTTTATAATCTTGTAACATTTTATCAGCAGCATGTGCTGTATCTGCCTCAATACGAGCTGAATTTAAAGCATCATCTTGTTCCATCTTTTTTATTGAAGCATTTATTAAAGCATTACCAGCATCTTCAACTATGCTAGCATCAAAACCAAACCCAATTTTACCAGGTTCATGATAAGCTCTTTTACTTCTATATTGTTCTTGATAAACATCTATTTTCATTACGCAATTGACCCTTCCATTGCATCAACACCTACCATACCACTATTGCCTGAAGTTTTTCCTACTACTTCTGCACCTTTAGCTGCTGAGCTTCCGGCGCCCCAATTAAATTTACTTGCAGTAGATATTCCTGCTTGAAGTCCTGATAAAGTAGCATTCAATGCAACATTTGATTTTTGAGTTTCTAATTCATTTATTTTATTATTTAAAGACCAAGCTTCAGCATCACCATCATATTTTGCTTTAAGAACATCCATCTCTCCTGCAGCAGCACCTTGGCCAATAAGGTCCAGGAAAGAGCCTGAAGTTGAGTCAACTCCAGACTGTGCCATTTTTGCTCGAGCGGCGGCTTGCTGTCTTGCCGCCTCTGTTCGTCGAGTTTTCGCTTCCGCGGCGGCTTTATTTTGAGCAGCAATTATATTTTGTTCTTGTACTTTTTGCTGATATTCAATTTGAGCATTTTGTTGTGCACTTGATACTACAGAAGAAGTTACGGCTACCGCAACTGAAGCTACTGTTAAAGCTATCATTGTAGCAATTGCCATTATTTTGCCTCCCAATCAAGATTTCTATGAATTATAGTAAACATCATGTGGTCGTGTCCTTCCGGTCCGTAAGACTGTAATATACTTTCTGGTTTAAAGCCTAAAACTTTTGCAAATCTTATAGCTTTATGATTATACACATCTACTGTACATTGTATACGGCGTATATGCTTTTGAGAATTTAAAAACTCTCGTATGGCTTTTACTACTGACTTTCTTGCTTTAGGAAGTATTGGTGAAAAATATGCCCAACCTTCTCCTAAGTAATCTGTCACTTTAGTTATACCACATATTCCTATTATAACGCCGTCCAGCCGTCCTGTTTTACCGACGCTTTGATTGCAAATAATTTTCTTATAGTCGGGGTGTTTAGCTATAATATCTGTAAAATAACTTTGACTGTCTTGCCCTATAATCTCGTCAAAGTGTTCCGGTTTCAAAGGCTCTAATTCAAACATCTTTAAAGTTCTCCTATTTTATATATTTATTGACATCTGTGTAGTCAATCTTAAAATACACAAAGGTAATGGTAAATCACTTTCCAAAGTAATTTTAGGTTCATGACTCCAAGCATTTTCTAAAGCAATTTCAACTAAACCTGATTTTAAGCTTGGAGCGGTGTCCATCTTATCTGTTCCATATTTTCTTGCCGGCATAATTTCATTCAAAGTCTCTGCACCATATTTAAAATAATTTGTTCTATAAATTTGTGCATATACATGATGTATTTTTTGTTTTGCAGCTAAGGCGTCATTATTACCTAAATTAGTTTCAAATCTAACTGATTTATATTTACATTTATATGGTAAGCCAATATGAACAATAGTTCCAGGAGAGTCTAACTCAACTCTACCATTCACTACTTTACGTAATGGGCTTATTGCGCCATCTACAACAGCATAAACTTCTTCACCCTCTAAATGGTCTATGCCATTATTTATAGCAATAATGAAACCTCTAATTACACCACCTTGCCATGAGATATATGGTATAAGCTCAGAGCTATCGTATTCTATGCTTATGGTGTCCTCGTCTACTACAGTAATATAAAAATTCTTATCATTCAATTGTTCAAACCCAGCTTCTTCTGTAAAGTTATTCTCTGAATAATTTTCAATTTCTGATATTCTTATTTTAACACCTGTAGTTAGCCCATGGTCAGGACAAGTTAATATAGTATTTGCACCATCTGACTCCATATTTGTTATATTTATTGGTTGGTTCCAGGTACCACCACAATCAACAAAATAACCTTCAGCTTGACTTACTTGGTCATCAAATACTCTATCCATTGTTTCTATATATTGAACAAATTGCCCATTTATCCATCTTTCAACTAACAGCCATAATTGGTCTCTATTCTCTTCAATAAATGGAATACAACAAGCGCTAAGTACTCGAACTTTTGTGCCGCCTAATACTTGACGACTCCAAGCACAAACTTCTTGTGATTTGTCATAAGATATACTTCTTAATTTACCATTATTAAGCCAAGCCCAAATCGTAGAATATGGTTCAATTTGTTGAACTATACCTGCAATACCGCCAAAAGTAAGATGTTCACCAAATAAGGATAAATCTTGTGAATTATAAGCATCGGTACTCAAATCATAATACATAGTTCTTACTTTACGCTCAGCTTGTTGAACATATACTAATTCATTAGCGTATTTACAAGGTTTAATTGAAGTTGAGCCGTATTGTGAAACTTCCTCTGATGTTGCTTTACTTGGAGTTAATACTTCTCCTAAATTACCTATTTTAAATTCAGTGCCTAATGTACCTACAAATAATTGTCTTAAAGCTGCTAACCATTGTATCTGATTTGTTTCTGTTGCAGCCATTGTCATATAAATAGCACTATCGTCCAATACTTCATTATCTAATAAATTAGTCGGTCCAAAATCATGATATGAGTCTGATTTTGAAAGCCAGAGAGTGTTTGGTCGTGCTTCAGTTGAAGCTAAAACTAAACGACCTTTGAAGATTGTAACCTTTTTAGGATATTTACGAGAACTAGAAAATTCTCCAATTCTCCAAGCATAAGTTGTTTGAGTATCAAAAAATGCTTCTTCAACTAAACAAGTTGCATGAGTGCTATCTGTTACGGCAGTTATAGTTCCCCAACCTATAGCATTATTAGGAGAAGAGCCTACTGAAACTTTTCTAAGCCTAATCGGTAAACCTACCATATCCGCTGTAAACAAATCACCACTTGCTGTCAAAGTTGCTGCAGAGCCTACAGCTGTTGCACTTGCTTTTACTGTCAAAGATTTATTTGTATTTTCATCTTGATATGGGCCATCAACAAAAGATAATGACTCTAAACTCCAACTAGTATGACTATACCTTTTTAAAATTTTAACAGGTAATCTACCTGAAGCAATATATAAAAAGTCATTTGATTGAGCAAAATCTAAATTATCTAAATCTTCCTCAGTAAATGGCGTATCTATCTCAATAGGTAAATTATTAAGACCAACTATTGTACCATTTTTAGTATGAAACCTAATATAGCCTGTCTTATTTTCAGCTTGCTCTTCTAATGGCTTAACACCAATTTCTAAAGTATATGCTTGGCTTTTACTAAAAATAAATGGCTTCAAAATTACCTTAGTACCATAAGTTCTTATTGAGTTTACAAAACGAGTTCCAGACCTTTTAATAAAAGGTCCATATACTAATGGTATACAATTTTCCATATACTCAGCAGCGGCCCCATATTTTTTGTAATCAGTACGGCCGCCTAAGAATGGTGTAATTTCACCTGTATTAAATTGAACTAATGATGGGTTTAAAACTGGCATTACCAATGAGCTCCTACAACTGTTCCTAACGGTATTCCTGGTGCAATTTCTTGAGCATTACTTGCTCGAGCTAATTTCAAACAATCTTTCATTTCTGCCTGTAAAGTTTGTTTCAAACTTGCAGAACCTGTAAAAGTATATGCAACTTCTACAGCTAAATAATACGCTAATAACTCAATAAGCTGTGAGTCTAAAACATTCAAATTATCTGGGTACTTAATATATAATAAATTAAGACCTGTCCAACCTTTTGCATTATCTTTATGAGGTTGAGTATTAGTTAAGAGATATTTACCTTCAACTACAAATTGTTTATCTCCAGGAACGCTACCACCATAACTTGAGTCATAGAATGGAATAAACGTCCCATCATCTAACTGTACAGCTAATGGGCGTAAACAATCTGCAGGTAAAGCATATTTATAATCAAAACCAAATGCAGGTTTATCAGCAGACAGCGCTAAGATAGCTCGTTCACGTAAACAATTCCATGGATGTAATCTGAATACATATCTCTTACCTTGAGGCAATAAAAGCTTCATAGTTCGAGCTGCTTTACTTTCAGAGTTATCCAGGGAGTCGATAGGTGTCTCAGCTATCTTGATTAGCGCCTTATTAACAATTAGAACATCATCAATTAAGTCTACTGTCATTTATTATTCCCCATCATCCTCGTCTGTTTCATCTTCTTCAGCTTCATCAGAAGGAACTTCTAAATCAATTTCAGTACCATCAGGTGCTGCAATTTTTGCGGGAGCTTCTTGAAGGTCTGCAATTGTATTTTCAATTTCTTCTAATTGGTCATCTGTTTCAGTTGTGTATTTAGTAAATTTTTCTTGAAGCTCATTTATAGTTTTAATGAGTTCTTGAGTTTTTGCATCAACCATAACTTGTACCACCGTATTTAAAGCGTCAGTATCAACACCTTCAACTTTAACATTAGTCTCAGGGTTCATAAAGTCAAATTTATTAAGTAAATGTGTCTTAACAATTTTATCTTCAACATTTACGTCTATTACTAAAAATTTGTAATAGCAATTGTGTTTACCTTTTTGGTAAGTATGAATAGAGATTTCATCTCCAACTTTTAACATACCATAACATAAACTGAAAAAGTCGTCTTTTTCAATGTTTACAGGATTGTATTTTACTTTTGCCTCGTATTTAGTAAAACTTGGGCCAACTAATGCTGCGTCAAGTTCTTGTCTTACAATCTTACTTCTAATTTCTGAGTTAAGTGCCATTTTAAATTTCTCCTTATTCTTTAAATTAAAATTAAGCCCCAGTTAAGGGGCTTAACTTATTTACAACTAATCAGCTGCCATCAGACCTGCTGCTTTAAGCTTGCTAAGCAAGTTGTTAAAGTCAGTTTTTAATGCTGTAGCGTCTGCTGCTGTAGAAGCTGCTTGATTTGCTGCTTGGCTAAGTGCTGAAGCTGCGCCAATTGCCGGAGCAACTGTTACTTCAGGAGCGCCATCTTCATCATAAAGTTGAGTTACTTTATAAAGACCTGCACCATCTGTTGCTGAAACAAAAATCAATGCTCCTAATTCAGACAACTCTTCAACTACCGGATTGAAAAAGTCTTCAGCTGTAATTTGTGCTAAAGTATTTCCATCGCCACTATTAGCAGTACCAACAGTGTCATGATAGAAGAATAAGCCTGTCTTATCATAGTTCTGTTTGAGTATATCAAACCTTTCCATTTTAAAAGCCATAGTTTATTTCTCCTTTATGGTTTAAGTACTAACGTCTTGGTCAACCAGGAGCGAGAATACAGCTCGCTCCATTAGTTTTCCGAATTATGAGTCTGACTCATCGTTTTCGATGACCATGATGCCCATTTCATCAATAACACCTGCGCCAGCATAGAATTTAGCTTTTGCAACGTGTTCATCAGTGTTTTCATCATAGTAAATCTTAGTAGATAAATCAGCTGCGTATGCAAATGCTACACATTCTGAGTTGAATGCTAATGAATATGAAACGTCATCATCGTCAATGTTCAAAGCGTCCCAAGTGTACCATTCAAAACCATACCATCTGAAACCTCTAAGACCTGCCATTCTGAAAGGCATTTCGCTAGGTCCGATATAGTCAACATTTGACAACTGTGGAAGGTCTAATAAATCTTCAAAACCTACAGAAGTCGTGAATACGAAGTTACGACCTGTGCCAGAGTCAAAGATGTGATTTCTACCAAATTGTCTGTGCAATTTTTTAACTTTTGCCAAAGTCCAACCTGTGTTATTATGTTCAATAACGTTACCAACTTCGGTTGCTTTTGTTTCAATTGCAGTCTTAATCATATTGTCTTGTGCTCTTGTACAAGCCATTACTACAGACTCTGCAATTTTAGGCATTTCATCATATGCCTGTACCTTTGTATCAAGGTCATCAATTGCTTCTGAAGCATACTTTTTAGAAAGTTTGACCTTGGTCGGTATTCTGTCTAAGTTCAAACGAGGAACTTTTGCGCCACGTTCTTTGTCCTTAGCTTCGCCTTTACCTAAACGGTAGAAGGTTTCTTCTGTTCCGTCAGTTTGTTTGCTTCTGACGCACTGTCTTAATCTGCCGCCTCTGTCTTGATATACCAATTTACATTGGTCGTCAAAGGCAACTTTAAAACTGTTTGGAATAGTTGAGTCAGCCATTGTGGTTCTCCTTTACCTTAATTTAATAATAACGCTTGTGTCCTATTTCACGGTATCCTTTCGGGCGCTACATCAGACTAAAGTGTTCAGAGGCGATGTAAATCGGTATCTCTTACTTACTGCTCTTTATACAACATATCCGCACGTTGTTGAGTGAGCTGCTCATATTTACGCTTAAGTGCCGGGTCATTCTGCCAATTCGGCGTTCTTAAGATTTTAAATGACTCAGACTCTAAATCTTCTAATGTTGGAGGTGTATAACCTTCTCCATTAAACTGTCTTGAGTCACCTTGCAATCTTTTTGAGAGTTCATAAAAATCTCTCACAAGTTTTGCATTATTTCCTAAGCCAGTTGCATCTAAATAGTCCAGAGTGTCTTGCGACAAAATTGCTCTCGCTGTATTCATTGCAATCTTAGTCTTAGCTTGATAATCTCCACCCCACATTTGCTTAATTTCTTTGACGTTTGTCTCATGAAGTTCAGCTAAGCGAGTTTGAGTTTCTTTTTGATTTATTTTATAAGCATTTTCAACTGCTGTATTATAAAATTCTCTTAACTTCTGAGCTTGAGTATTGTTCAAACC